GTAAAAAGAAAAAGAAAAGTAAGCCTCATTATTTAAATAATAAGGAGTTCGAAGAGTTGATTAAGAATTATCTTGGTGACCCTCCTACATATGAAAGTGATTTAGTGGAGAAATTGGACCTCTTAATTACAAATATTTTACATACTTTCAAATTTAGAGTGGACCCTGATGATGCTAGGCAAGAATGTTTTGTTCTAGCTTTCAAGGTCCTTAAGAATTTCGACCCAGAACATGGCTCTGCTTTTAACTACTTCACTACGGTTATCGTAAATAATCTTAAGTTAATGTATACTAAGAATAAAAAGTATCAGGAGAAAATTAAGAAATATCAAGATTTACGAACTCCTGATTATCTTAAAACTGGTTCTAAGCCCGATTCCGATTTTTAAAGCTTTTGTAAATATAAGGTAGGTATTCGGTTTTACGGATACGTCCTTTTATAGCTTGGATAAGACAGGGAACTTGAGTAACATTATAGGCTACAAAGGAATGGGGAAGATCCCAACTGTTGACGATATATAGAGTTTCGTCTCCTTCTTGTGTCACCCATTTATCTAAATGCTCTAATAGAGTATCTGAATGTTTGTCCCACAGGGAATAATAGAGTACATTAAAGTTTTCTTCTTTCTTGCGGCGGAAGATATTATTAAGAATACTCTCTTTATCTAATTTCTCAATTGTCCTAGGCATCTTCTTCTTTAGTAGAAGTTTCCGAATCCATATTTCCGAGAGCTGCTAATTCTTCACGTGTAGGTTCTTTAGCATCCTCAGGAACTTCAATACCCGCTTCCGCGTACATTTTCTCCTTCTCATCCGCAGGCATGTTATTAATCATATCTGTCATTTGAGACATGAAGGTATCTATACCCCTGTAGAAAAGAATCTTAGCGAACTCGTCATCAGTCATTTCAGGAGGTTTGGCAGCTTTACGAAGTTCTTCCCATTGGGAGGTTTCAGCTTTGGTCATTTTAATATATAATTTCATACGTCTATTTGATTGTTTTACTTTGAATTTCCAATTGATCTTAGTTGGATCAAATGTGGCTAGAATAACTTTATTTTTAGTTTCCACCCTCTATTATAGTGTATGCCACCTAAAAAAGATCCAAATGATTTGCTAAAATTAGAAAATGATTTTTATGTTAAACCTCGTGTTAATGGTAAACGAAAAGGAGCAGCCTATGAAAGACAATTAGCTAAAAAACTAAATATAAGATTTGATACTAAAGATTTTTCTAGAACTCCAGGCTCTGGTGCTTTCGCTACTACACACAAACTTCCTAAACATTTACAGATTCATGGGGACTTAATTACTCCTGAAAATTTTAAATTTGTAATAGAGGCTAAAAGAGGATATGAGATAAAGATGGAAGATTTGTGGAATCCTAAAAGTAATTTCTTTAAATTTATAGAACAAGCGAAAAGAGATGGTAGAGCTGGGAATAAGCCGTGGTTATTAATCTATAAGAAGGATAGGCAAAAGGATATAGTAATATGCGAGCATAAGTTTGAAATGGATGAGAGAGCTCTTATTAAAGGAAAGTTTAATATCTACTTACTAGAGGATATTCTTAAGCTATCAGACTCAAGCTTCTTAAATATAGTTTGATACTTCCTTAGATTGTTGTAATATCTTTAAAGCGTGGATATTTCCGGACATCTTCTTAGATTGATTTCCCGTATCCCGATTTGTTTTAATTCTATCCCCTGCGTTAGTTTGCTTATCTAATTCAGTCTCTTTTCTAAAGTTTTCGTCATCTCTTAAATAAGATAACGATTTGGCAGCTGCTGCGTTTCTTACCTGACCATGAGTTACAAGGTGAGTTCCTCTTGCATCAGAATTTTTAACCACTATTACTCCAGGACCTGTACCTGTGAGAGCTATAGCTTTTCTAATTTCTCTTCCGGCTTTTAATTCATTTATCTCTTTCTTTTGTTTAGGGGTTAGTTTATCAAATTTAGCTAATCTATCTATTCTTCTTTGCTGTTTAAATTCAGCTATTCGATATGATAAAACTCTAGTTTTAGATGCATATGTAGGGTCTCCTGAATCTTTTAATTTATTTAAGTCTTTTAGTTCATTTAAAATAGAGTCAGCTTCGTCATAAGATTCAGAACTTATATTTACATCTCCATTTATGAGAGTAGATTCTATATCTGCTCTAAGTGTATTCTGTTCTATATCCCCTTGAGTATTTAATTCTTTACCCCTAGGGTTGTCTATCCCTTTTAGTAAATCAGGGTCATCTAACTGTAAAAGAGCTTCCCTAGCATCTTCATTATAATTATCTATACTTTTCTTCCCTGCTTTGGAAAGAGCCTCTCTTTCTCCTATATCCCTAACACCTTCTAAATTTTCTAATAAAGCTTGGTCTACGAAATCTTCTTTCTCTAGCACAGACATATCTGAAACCCCTTGATTAGTAGGACCTACTTTTCTATAATATTTATCAGATACAGGGAAAATATATTTCTCATTATCTTTTATACCTTGAGGAGACATTGCTAAATTCCAATCACTACTTCCTTTCTTAACACCTAATTTCATTAACATGTACTCCATATCCTCAGGATTATCACACTGGAGAAGGGAGTCTGCTACACATCTGGTATGGTAAGGTACATCATGAACGCCTTGCCTAGGAGGTTGATTACCTGTAATCTTATTTACAGGTCTTCCATCGGGATGTGTCATAGTAACCGTAACTTCACCTTTGAAATTATTATTTAGGTCCTCGTGCATCTCCCTCACTGCATTATGTATAGGATTATCTTCTAATTCTCTCTGTAAGATTTGTAAAGTAACCTCTTTACATTTTTTATTCTCACCAAAATGATTACCTACTTTTCCCTCTATATCATCTTCAACAGATTGGTATGCCATAGTTTTAAAAGGCATAGGACCTCCGTTAAGTTCTTCAATAGCCTTAACATGTTTAGATAGTTCCTTTACCCCTTCTTTATATTTTTCACATGCTTCAATTAAATACTTTACAACTTCTCCTATTTTGGCTTCTAATTCCTCTGCTTCATCTATTCTACCTTGAGCTCTGAGATTTTTAGCGTGAAGAAGATGGCTAGCTATTACTGCTGAATTTTCGGAAATTGCGGATACTAGATTACCTGCTGATTCAATATGGTCTTTTTTAAATAAATTTTCTGTGGAGCTTGAACCGTCTTTATTACATATTTTAATTTTTTCGTATTTAGAAAGCATTTGAGCAAGTGGGTTTGTTGACTGTGCATCTTTTCCTGTCTTTGGATTATAATTACCATGATTCTCAACTCCACCTAAAGAATTACTAAGACTTACAGTACCTGATTGGTTTCCTTGATGCTCTTTAACTTGCTTGTACCCACTACCTCTTGCATCTCTATTAGGAAATTTTTCTAAATCTTCGTCTGTTATTCCTTCTACCATTCCAGACATTTTACTAGGATTTGTATCTTCTCCTTGAAAATTTCCGTAACCTAATGCGAAAGTTGACCCATTAGTATTAGCAAAATAAAATCTGTTTCTAAGTTTTTTAATAGTGTCATCTTCAGGTATACACCCACCTTTTTCTAATGCTTCATCTAATGCTTGTTGGTTGTCTTTAAGCCAAGTTAACATATCTATAGTATCTTTTTGTAGCTCAATAACCGCTTCATGTATACGTTCTGGATTTGGAACACCTATGCTAAAAAACATTTCCATAAGTTTAGAGGTAATACTATTAAGTTTTTCGTATGGGTGTCCTGGGGGATATACTCGAGTAGGAGCTAGTAATGCATTTACATTTGCTGTAGCTTCATTAGGAAACATGCCTGATTCCTGCATATCTCCAGCTAGATTAGATATTTCATAATTTTTAGCGGATACTTCCTGGGCTCTTGCTAATGCTTCAGGGTCTAAGGGGTTTCCGTTAACATCTGTTAACTGACCTTCAGCTGCCTCCGCATCTATATTACCCTGACCTTCCCCTGTTCTAGTTTGAATATACTTTAAGTATTCAATAATCTTTGGTCCGTCTCTCTCGGGTAGTGACCCTACATTATCACTTGACCTACCTTTAAAATTAACATTAGAGCCATCCTCATTTAACCAAACCGAAGGAGGTGGATATCCTCCTTCTACATATGGCTGTGGACTACCGAAGGCTCCTATAAAAATTTGATTGTCAGGAGAATCTTTTGTATGCTTTATTTTATTAAACTGAAGTTGGAATCTATTATAATCGTCTTTACTTACCCCTACTTTACCTAGCATACCAGTCGCTTTTAATGTGTTATCATCTTGAGCCGTAGTCTCAGAAAGCAATAAATTTAAAGATTCTATCTTATACGTTCTTTTGCGAAGAGCGCTGTAAGATTCTAAAAGAGATTGAAAAGAGTTCATGGTTTAAAATAAGATAGGATAGTCCCCCTTAAGAAACTACCCTATTATAGTAAGATTTTACCTAAAGTGTATTAATCTAGACCTGCGTATTGAACTGCGAAGTCGTAGCGTACAATAACTTCTAAAGAGTGAAACTCGTTAGTGCTGTAGTTAAACTCAGCAAGTTTCCAAGCCTTAGGGTAAGCACCATATAGATTAACATGCTTCACAGGGAACATTGCGTTATCTAGTTGGTAAATCTTAATATGTGATTTAAACCCTCCATTACCACTCATAAACTGAGGAGTGAAAACACCATTGACTGAGTCGTAGGTATTTGACATCCAATCATATAGTTTCTCAGCTACTGAGCCTTTTACCAAGTTATCGAAAGTAATTGTAACTTCTTCTGGGGTTACTTTACCTGGGTAGAAGAATTTATCGTTAGCTCTATCTACTACAATATCTTCTGAAGTAAATGCGATCTGTGATACTGTTTTAGCAGCTAGAGTTAGAACTTCTTCCCCATCCATTCCCGCAGGAAGGATAATTTCTACTTCCCATTGAAATGCGCGGAATGATTCTAAACTATGTGAAAGTGTAGGAAGTTCCCCGTTATTCAGGGTTCTGTTAGTTTGTGTTGCGTAGTATGCGTTTGCCATTTAGTAAGTCTCCTCTTTATATAGTTTTATACGCCAAGGTTAGCGGATTGGTTAGTCAGGTTTAGTTCAAAGACTAAAACTTCAGCTGTTTTCGTAGGTTTGATTAGAACTCTACACCACATTTCATTTCTATCAATACGTAGAGGGGTGTTTGTGGTTTCGTCACAGATTACTCTGAACTCAGTAATACCTCTTCTTCTACGAATATCATCTAGAGCAGGTTGTAGCAAGTTCGTTACTCTACTCCATGTTAAAGGATCATTTGGCTCAAAGACGATAGTTCTAGTTGCAGCTAGCACCATTTTGCGAATTACAATCATCATGCGACGAACATTTACTCTATCAAGAGAACTAGGAGTTCTTTGTGCTGTTCTTTGTCCCCAGATACAAATTCCATCTTGAGCGAATTTAGCAATTGGATTTACAGCGTTTCCAGGTTGGTACATTGAGTCTCTATCCCCTTGATTTAGAATTACTTCTACATCAGTAGGCTTAGTTAATCTACCTCTAGTTAGACCCGCTGGTGCGAACCATGGGTCAGATACTGCGTCAGTGTGGCACATAATTGATACTGCGAATGCTGCGGGATCTATGTAAATATCAGAGGCAGTCTGCACATCGAAGGTTTTTAACCACGGCCAATATACAGCAGCGTAGCTACTATTGATTGCGGCTGTCCTACCTGTATCTTGTCCATTATGCCAGTTAATAGCTTGTTGTGGGGTTGAGAATCCTTCAGGAGGAGCTACAACAGCTAAGAAGTTCTGGGACGTTTCTGCGAGAGTTATAAGTTCATTTTGAACATTCTGTTCTGTAATTCCGGGAACACAAGCCATTGAAATATTCAAAGAATCATCATCAAGTGCATGGATGCCAGATTTAGCAGCAGAAGTTCCTATAAGTGCAGAGCGTACGTCATCAACAATGGAGGCAGGTAAGGAATCACCCGCATCTCCGTTAACACCACCAGCTAGTGAATATGTACCGTCAATCATCTTTAAGAATCTTGGCGTAGCATTAACTTGCGTTACGTCTGATGAGTTTACCATATCCATAGTTCCAGCTGCAGGTTTATTCTCCCATGCTGTAGGAGGTGTCCAATCATTTCCCGTAGCTCCTGTTGAGTCTAGGAATGAAGCTTTTACGTAATCAGAAACGGCGTCGGTTAGTCCTATATTAAGAACATCTTCAGGGAAGTATGTAGCCAAGGTAGAACTCTTTTCAAAGTTCATTGAATAACCTTCAGCGGTTACCCCTTCGTTTAAAATTTCAAAATCAAAGTTTTTACCTGCTTTAGAAGTTACTTTAGCTTTGAGTCCGTAGTTTACAACTCCTGCAACTGTGTTTACGGTAGAAGCATTATACCCAGCTCCATTATAAAGTGATTCTACAAGGTAGGTACCTCCTGCGTCTGTAGAAAGAGCAGTAAATCCGGTAGCTTTTACACTAGTGGCGCCTGCAGCGTCTGCGTCACCACTTGCGTCAAATGGTGATATATTCGCTCCTAAAGTAGACGATACTTCTAAAGAAGCGCTTTTGCCTGCATGGCTATTGACGAACTGTACAGATGAAGAGTCAGTTCCTGATACAGCGGTCCAGGCAAAGTCTCCAGTTGCTACTGCAGCATGTGCGGCAAGGACATCCCCTGCGGGGTCTGAAGCTCCTGTAGTTACAGTAAGTAAATATCCATCACCGTTAGGAGTATTTGAAACCCCAGTCTCGTCTGTGGATGAGAACGCAAGGGTTACAGCCGTGCTGAAAGGAATTCCGGAGACGTTAACCGCTGGACACGCTCCCCAGGATACAGTAGCTGAAGCTTCGGCTGCAAGATTACCATTTTCTGCTCTAACGTAATATACAGAGTTAGTTCGAGATAAAATCTCTAAAGCTCCTATAAGAC